CAAAAAGTAGAAAACAACGTTATTATTTGAATATTCTTCAAAATAATTGGCATCACGCATCGTGATGCACCACTTTGTCCCCGCACCATAAGTTACAGAAGCATCTTTATTTTTAATGTACAAAAGCACACACTGATCATCTTCGAATAGTTTTTCAGCACCCTCAGATTTAGTTTCTTTTCTTAGCTCAGTTTTTGACTTTGAACCAATTTCTTTTAGTTCGTCTTCGAGATCTTTTAAAGTTTTATAAGTGTTAATGTCTTTTGACTGAAATTTTGAGGAATTTTTGTCATAGAATTTAATCGTGGGGATTAAATCATTAATACTAAAATTCTGTGTTAGTTGTTTAACACACCACTCAAGATACTTTGGATGAACTGTGTTCTCTAATTCGTCAATTTCACTTGATAAGTTTGGAAATTTAACTTTAAGATCATCTGACTTTTTCTCAGAAAGAATTCTTTTAATATATTCCTGAAGAAGTGAAGAAGATCTCATTTACTTAAATATATGTCTTTGTATGTATATAATGATTATATGTCCATTGTTACTAGACCAATTTTAATTATTGATGCCATGAATTTATTTGTACGTAGTTTTAATGCGTATCCTTCAATGAATTCAAATGGTGAGCCCTCAGGCGGTTGTATTGGATTTCTTAAAACAATGCGTCGGATCATAAATGAAGCCCAACCCAGCACCGTATATGTTGCATGGGAAGGGGGTGGTTCACAACGACGTAGAAAACTTTTCCCTGAATATAAACTAAATCGAAAACCAGAAAAACTAAATCGATTTTACGAAGATGATCTTCCGGAATCTGATGAAAATAAAAAATCTCAAATTGTATCATTGTTAGGTTTATTAAAATGTACCCCAACATGTCAATTGTATGCATCCGATTGCGAAGCCGACGATGTGATTGGATTCCTTTGTTGTGGCCCACTCAAGGACACAGAAAAAATCATCGTATCATCAGATAAAGACATGTACCAACTTTTGAACAATAAAACTAAAGTGTACTCGTTACATAAAAAGACGTATGTAACAAAAGAAGATGTTTTAGAGGAGTTTAGGGTGACATCAGAAAATTTTGCCCTGGCAAAGGCGCTTTGTGGCGATCCTTCGGATAACATTCCAGGCGTAAAAGGTCTTGGGTTCAAAACCGTTGCAAAGCGCTTTCCATTTTTAGGAACAGAACAATCAATTAGTATGCAAGACATATTTGATTATTGTCATACACATATTGACGAAACACCAATTTATAAAAAAGTTCTCGATAGCACAAGTGATATTAAACGTAATTGGAAACTTGTATATCTTGATGGAAGCATGTTATCAGCAAATCAAATTTCTAAAATTGAAAATTCAATCAATACATTTGTCCCAAATGTTAGTAAGATGAAGTTTATCAAAACATTGATCAAAGAAGGCGTGTCTAGCGACTTCGACGTCGACGGATTTTTTTATTCCTTTAATTGCATTGATAAAATCATATATGAGGTCCAATGACACATGAAAATGAAGTTACTAAGATAACAAGCAAAGTTTCATTTAATCAATATGGAAAGCACTTTCAAGAATGTGTAGTTCAAGCATTATTAATTGATTCTAAGTTCGCAGAACAAATGCTTGAAGTTTTTGATGTTTCATATTTAGAACTAAAATACCTTCAATTTCTTGCAGAAAAGTATTTTGCATATGCAAAAAAATACAAAGTATTTCCCACTTTGCAATTATTGGTTACAATTATTCGTGAAGATTTAAAAGTAGGAACAGATATAATTTTACGTGATCAAATTATTGAATATTTACAACGAATTCGATCAAATCCCGATATTGGTGACTTGATTTATGTAAAAGAAAAAAGTTTAGATTTTTGTAAAAAACAAGCTCTCCGCGCAGCACTTGAAGGTGCCGTTGACCAAATGCAGGCCGAGAAATATGAATCAATAGTTGAAAGTATTAAAAAGGCGGTTTTGGTTGGGACTGCACCTCAATTAGGACATGATTTCTTTCAAGATTTCGATGCACGATTTACAAGATTGCAACGTAATTGTGTTCCAACCGGATTAAATGAATTGGATAAAAAAGATATTCTCAATGGGGGTCTAGGAAAAGGTGAACTTGGGTGCATCGTGGCGAACACCGGCGTAGGAAAATCGCATTTTCTTGTTTCTCTTGGTGCCAATGCACTTAAAAACAACCTCAACGTATTGCACTATACATTTGAACTATCTGAGGCATCAGTTGGGGTAAGATATGATTCAAATTTGTGTGACATGGAATCAAATCAAATTATTGATAGAAAAGATGAAGTAATTGAACAATATAAAGCAAATCAATTAGGTCGTTTAATTATAAAAGAATTCCCAACAAATTCTGCGACTGTGTATACTTTACGAAGTCACATGGAAAGACTTGATGTCAAAGGATTTAAACCCGATCTTGTCGTGATAGATTATGCAGATATCATGAGATCAACACGACAATATGATTCATTACGTCATGAACTTAAATTGGTTTATGAAGAATTACGTGGGTTAGGTTCCGAAAGGGGATTTCCTATATGGACGGCGAGTCAATCAAATAAAGAAGGCGCCACGAGCGATATTATTGATTTGGGAAATATGAGCGAGGCATATAGTAAAGCAATGGTATGTGACGTTGTCCTGAGCATTTCCAGAAAGGCACATGAAAAAGCAACTGGATTTGGTCGGTTATATGTTGCAAAAAATCGTGCTGGTCGAGATGGGCTTGTTTATCCATTGAAAATAGACACCGCGCGGAGCAAGTTTCAAATTACAGGTACAGCCGGAAGTTTTGAAGAGGCGACAAATGATGACGATCAGGCAACGAAAAAAGCATTGCGTGAAAAGTGGAAACAATTAAAAGATAATCAGATGTTGGTATCAGATGATCCTAAACCTAATATTGAAAACTAATATGATAAACTTCTTATGATGTGTTTAAAACATATAGTTATAAGATACTTCGTATGTTCGTTTTTTGGAGAAAATAATGAAAATTTACTCTTGTGAAGAGGTACGGTTAGCGTGTTTAAAATATTTTAATGGTGATGATTTAGCAACCGATGTTTGGTTAACAAAATATGCTTTAAAAAATAACGAAGATCAATTTCTTGAATTAACTCCTGTTGATATGTTCAGACGTCTTGCAAAAGAGTTTGCAAGAATTGAATTAAAATATCCCAATCCTATGTTAGAGGAAGAGATTTTTTCTTTATTTTCAGGTCAAGATGATTTAGGAAATGAATGTTTTGGTGATGTGATTGCTCAAGGAAGTCCAATGGCTGGTATTGGAAATCATTATCAATTACAATCATTATCAAATTGTTTTGTAATTGATCCTTGTCGAGATTCGTTTGGATCAATATTAAAAACAGACGAAGAACAATGTCAAATTATGAAACGCCGAGGAGGCGTTGGGCATGACATTTCTAATATTCGTCCCCGTGGAGCACCAACAAATAATGCAGCAAAAACTACTGATGGAATTTCAGCATTTATGGAGCGTTTTTCAAATTCTTGCCGAACAACCGCGCAAGGCGGAAGACGCGGTGCATTACTTTTATCAATAGATGTATCACATTATGAAATAGAAACATTTATTGATATTAAGCGTGATAAAACAAAAGTTACCGGCGCAAATATTTCAATTAAATTAACTGATAAATTTATGAATGCGGTTAATGACGACACCGATTTTGTATTACAGTGGCCAGTCGATGTGCCAGTCGAAAGTGCAAAAATGAAACGTACCATTAGGGCAAAAGATCTTTGGGATAAAATAGTCAGGGCTGCCCATGATAGTGCCGAGCCCGGGTTAATGTTTTGGGATAATGTTTTAAAGTTTGGTCCTGCCGATGCATATAAACAATATAGGAGTTCATCGGCAAATCCTTGCGCAGAACTTGTTATGTGCCCAAACGACGCTTGTAGGCTTATGTTATTGAATTTATTTAGGTTTATAACTAATAAATTTTTAGAAAACTCAAATTTTGATGAACAAAGATTTTCTAATCATGTACAAAAGGCACAGAGATTAATGGATGATCTTGTTGATCTTGAAGCTGAAATAATTGAAAAAATAATTAAAAAAATCGAATTAGATCCCGAACCGGAAGACGTGAAATCAACCGAACTTAATTTATGGAATAAAATAAAAAATGTTTGTTTAGCAACTCGCCGAACGGGTCTTGGCATCACTGGTCTCGGAGATGCAATCGCTGGACTGGGCGTAAAATATGGAACTGATGAAGGTGTAAAATTAACTGAAAAATTTTATCGATTGCTTGTTATTAACGCATATAAATCATCAGTGCAACTCGCAAAAGAACGTGGGGCATTTCCTGCATATGATTATGAAGTTGAAAAAAATCACGTATTCATAAATCGTATTATGAATGAAGATAAACAACTCGCAAGTGATTATAAAAAATACGGTCGTCGAAATATTGCACTTACGACTACGGCCCCCGCCGGAAGCGTTTCAATTTTAACACAAACAACTTCAGGAATTGAACCTGTTTATCAATTATCTTATACACGTAGAAAAAAGATTATTGAAGGTAGAGGAGCTCCCGTAGATTTTACTGATAAATCTGGTGATAAGTGGCAACATTTTACAGTTCATCATCATGGAATAAAACAATGGATGGGTATAACTGGTAATTCAAATATTGAAGAATCACCATACTGGAATTCGACAAGTTCAACAATAGACTGGCACCGCCGAATTGAAATTCAAAGCGCCGCACAAAAATGGATTTGTCATAGCATAAGTTCAACAATTAATTTACCAAAAAACACAACGGTCGAAACTGTTGGTGATATTTATATGCAAGGTTGGAAAAGTGATCTTAAGGGTCTGACGATTTATCGTGATGGTTGTCGTGATGGTGTTCTTGTTGAATTAGAGGATGAAAATAAACCCTCTGTCATAAAAGAAGTCCACGCACTAAAACGACCCAAAGAACTTGAATGTGATATACATAGAGTATCAATTAAGGGTGAACAATGGCTTGTTTTGGTGGGATTATTAAATTCACAACCTTATGAAATATTCGCCGGTCTTTCTGACAAAGTTGATATTCCCAAAAAAGCCAAAAAGGGATTATTGACAAAAAATGGAAAAAAAGATGGTATTGCTACTTATAATTTAACAATCCCAATTGGTGATGATGATGCGATGACATTTAAAGATGTTGTTAATATGTTTGATAACCCAAATCACGGTGCACTAACTAGAACACTATCTCTTTCACTTCGTCATGGCGTTCCAATTACGTTTATTTCAGAACAACTTAGAAAAGATAAAAATAGTGATATGATGTCATTCTCAAGCGTTATCGCAAGAGTATTAAGCAAGTCATATATCCAAGATGGATCAAAAACATCTCAAAAGACTTGTACTGAATGCCAAGGAGCAAATTTAGCCTATCAACAAGGTTGTATTACTTGTCTTGATTGTGGATCAAGTAAGTGTGGATAGTTTTATTCTTCTTCAATGATAAGTTTTCCCGCTTTAAGCGTTTTATAAAACATTTTCGCCTCGTCATTTTCAAGTTTTATCATACAACCGTTAAAATCTTTTGATGATGAAATATTAATTGTAAAATATGGACGGCCTCCGGGCGCAGGCAACCCGACTGTACTAATCATACCAGAAAATCCTGAAAATATTTTAACTTTAATTGATGGAATAGATTTATGTTGTTGTTTTTCAAATCCAATTATCTTAAGACCACGGACGCCTAGTAACAATGATAAACCTTCTTTGAACGACATTCTTGTATTTCCGTCAGATTTGTAAGTTAGCATATTTGAATAATTTGGATTTTCTTCTTTATAATCTTTGGCAAAAATATTAACATAACCAATAAATTCAATTCCATTTGGAATTGTAACTACATCTCCATGTTTTAATAAATTTTCATTATCAATTACACGAATAATTTTGGCATTATCCATTAAAATTTCAAGATCATTAAGATTGTCTTTACGAATATGATGTTCATGTGTCCAATAATCTTCAAGATAATGATCATATTTTGATACATAGGGCTCTTCTGGATTATCGGATGTTGAATAGTCTTTTCGATATCGATTTCCTAATAAGTCGATTATGTTCGCGTCGGCCACATGCATATTTCCAATTGGTTCAATTTCATATAAAAATCCCTTATTTACAAATCGTGAACGAGGGATAAATGATGCATATACACAATTAAAACGTGATGGTTTATTTGGACAATTTTCTAACCTATATTGTTCAAGTGCTTTTTCTGTATTTTTATCAGCCAACCAATGTTGACCTGTTTTTTCTTCTTTTTGTGCAGATAAAATATCGCCAATTTTAAATTTTTTATATGAACGGTGATAAAATGTATTATTTGAATGAGGTTTATATTCAAGGACAAGTTTAAGATATTCTTTTAATAAAGACTTCATTTTAATTTCTTCATTCTTTTTGCAACTTCCCAACGAACACTATAACTTTCATCATTCATCATCTTTGGAAGATGTTTGGGATCAATTCTTTTTGCAACTTCCCAACGAACACTATAACTTTCATCATTCATCATCTTTGGAAGATGTTTGGGATCAATTCTTTTTGCAACTTCACAACGAACATAATAATCTCTATCATTCATCATTTTTGGAAGATGTTTGGGATCAGTTCTTTT